CCCCTTTTTATTGAATTAAATAATACCATAATTTATACTTCAGATCGTTTAAAAGAATTTTCTGAAAAAAGATCTATGCTTATAAAAGAGAAAATTGAACTGGAAAGTGAACCTGTTTTAATATTCAAACAATTAGATAAAGATAAATCAAAAATTTTGTCAGAAAAATTATTGAAGAAACTTGTAGATTCCTTCAAATTTGAAGTTGATATAAAAGTGATTAATCTTCAAATAGAGTTGTTGAAAAAATACGAAAAAACTCTTCCTTTTCTAGACATAGAGGATATAAAAAAGCTTTTTATTGAGTTTAATACTAAATTCAAAGAATACGGAGCTTCATTTAATGGATGGTATGCAACAACTTGGTATTCTATTAAATTTCTTTTACCAAACAAAAAAGTTGGAATTCCTCCTGATCCAATTCCTTACGATTTAGTGATAAAAGCTTTTAAGGAAAAAGTTATTTTATTTCCTTCATTTTTAGAATTGTTTATGTGTTGGACAAAAATAAGACATGATTCACTTTCACTAGTTTTTACTAAAACATTTCCTGATATTTTTACAAACTCTCCTGATTCATCTTTTGGAGATTTTTTTCATACTATGAGTCGGACTCCTGATGGAATAAATATTCTTTTAATTAAGGATGAAAGCGTCCTAATTATCTATGAATTTACATATTCTCATAAAGGAGATAAAGGCAAATATTCTAAAGGCATATCAATTGTTTCATCTAAGTACTACAATGAAATGTATGCTATATCAAAAGCTAAGGTTTTTTCTAAAATAATATATATCCCCTTGATAATCTCGAGAGATTGTACAGCAAAAGAGTTTATGAGCAAAGAATATTCTTATCTCTTAGATATTTTTAATTTACTTGGATTGGAAAAAATAAATGAGAGATATGATTTATGGATAGAAAATATAAATTTAATGATTCAATCTTCAAATGATACACTCAGTGAATTCTATCCTTGGGGAAAGATGTTTAACAGACTTCTCACTTTGAGAGATCCTGAATTAATATCAAGAAACATTAAAATGATATGTTCTGTTGAGTATAATTACAATTTGATAGAAGTGATCTTAAAAATTTTGAAAGTCAATTTATCAATTCCTGAAGATCAATTTGAATCATTTAGATATTTTTTTCATTATTTTGTTTCAAAATACAAGGATAAATTTATAGATAAAAGAAAATTAATAGAAGGTGCTTATCACTTTTTTTCATCTATTCATAGTCATGTAGATGCTCAAGAATTTGATTTAGAAGAAGATGAATTTTTAAAATCCTTTAAGTTTATTCTTAATCATGGTTCGAAAATTATGGCTGAAGAACTACTCAATTACAAAGAATCAATGATTAATGATCCCGAATTCAAAATATTGTCCTATTATGAAACTTATATTCAAAAAATTATATCAGCTTTTTTATCTGGCAATCAAAACCTTCATTTTAAAATAAAAAATGCTTTTAAACAATATGAAAATTTTTCTCAATTTGTGTCAAAATTTTGTGATTTCTTCTATTCTATTCATGTGGATAATAAGATTAAAGTTTCTGCTATGATTCTAGACAAGGAAAATGTGGATAATCTTCCTCCTTGTAGATATGATTTGCAACAATATGTGGATATAGAAGCTATGAGTTTAACTAAACTCTCTTTAAAACTACTAAGCAGAGAAAAAATTTCTCAAGGATTTGTTGATATAGATGATGATTTTCATATTAAAAAAATAAACTCTCGTTTAGATATAGTCAAAAAGAATTTATCTGAACTTAAAGTGGAAGGAGAATGGACAATATCAAAACTTATAGGTTTAAAAACTGACAAACTGGATGAAGATGATATAAGATATTTAATCAGCACTTGGAATAAAAGAATGAAAATAATTGACACTATAATAGATAATTCACATTGGTTGTCGATTCAGCCTAAGGTGATAAATTATATTGAAACTTTTAGAGATAGTTTTATTAATGCTCAGAAGAAACTAGTTTACAATTCTAAGTTAGAGAGTGAAGAAATTGAGTTAATAGAAGACAGCTTAGTTGAAAAGTTTGAATCAATTGACACTGAAGAGTTCTCTGATGTCAAACCTGTTATCATTCTAGATAGATTAAAGTCTTTAAGTGCAGATTTCCTTAATATCGAAAAAAGAAATGATATTAGTTTAGAGTTAATTGAATCTTCAATGTTTTGTCTAGCTCATCCCTGGAAAACTAAAAAGGGGCAAGAAAGGGCTTTAAAGATCTTGATCAATTCTAAAATTTCCAGTAAAGGACATTTGTCAGAAAATGTGTTAGAGGACTATAATAGAAATCCACTCGAGTTCAAAGAATGGAGTACAAACTTTGAATTTGTCTCTCAATACTTTTTAAGAAAGTATCAAGTTTTTATCTTGTCCCATGCAATTTATTTCAAAGGATCTTATATTGTACTTGCTGACAAAGATTTAATTTTAGGTGATATAAAGTTTGTGACAAAAGATAAAAGATTATTTATTTATGTGGCTGAGAGAAAAACAGATTTAATTAGATCAGATGGTCTATTAAGTCTTGAGTTAAAACAAAGTGTTGAGAATCTCACTTTTAATAAAATTGACCCTTATGATGAAGTACTTAATGATATTGAGGATTTTAGAGACGACAAATTTCCTTTTGAAACTTTAAGTGATTATACTAGTTTTCAGTTCAAATTTAAAAATAAGAAGGTTAAATCTGAGATACTATTTACAGGAGTTGCTATTAGAGATCAAAACAAACTTATAAGAACATTCAAAAATGTTGTAAATGAAGAAAGATTTAAAGAAGAGATAACTAAAGTGAACAGAGAGTTGCTGATTGAAGAGAAAGAAAATGAAATGATGTTAGCTTTTGAAGAAGAAAAAGAAATCGATTGGGAAGAAAAGAAAGAAGAGATTTTAAATAGAGAAGTGAATATTTTAAATTCTAAGACCAGTCAACCCATTTATGAATTCTTCAAAGCTATGAGAGATAAAGTTGTTCAAGGAATTAAAGATAATAAATCGGAGAAATCAAAAGTTAAAGTCATTAAGAAGATAAATTCGAAACAAGATTTAAAGTATTGCTATAGAACATTTATAGATAAATGTAGTCAAGGAGTAGATGTTCTTCCTTTTGATTCTATTGGGTTATCAATAAGAGAAAGTTCTTTCTTTACCATTTACAGTTGTTTGATGAGTAATCCATCAATAAGACAGATAAAAAATTTGTCTTCTCTCTTTAAAAGTTTAATAATTAAAAATAGATTCAATAAATTAAAAAAGAATGAATTTCTCTATTTAGATGAGAATTTTAAAGACATTTGTATAGTTGTTTTAAGTGGCAAGAGAGTTCAAAAAAGCACAGACTATATCACCTTCACTATAGGAAAACACAATGATAGAATTGATACACCATTATCCTATTTCAAAAATGAGTTTTCAAATTGGATCTTTACTGATGCTATATCATTAACTATTGATAAAATAAATCATCTAGTCTCGTTGTTTGATAATACTCTTTTTTATGTTTTAAATTCAGCAATGTTATCCACCAATTTAGATCTAAAAAAGGTTTTTAAAGTTTTTTTCTTAATATCCAATCTCGGCTTTCGCTCATCAACAAATTTTAAAATGATTAGTTCGATATCTAAATATCTAAATGTAATATTGTTTTCTGATTATAGTAAAATCAATAATTTAAAATTGAAATATTTTACTCCTGTTGGAAGTAGTTATTCTTTAGAAAGAATGTTGGTTAGAAAATATGAAAAATTAATTATAAATTTTTCATCTAATAGTAAAGATTTGAATAACTTGAAATTTTTTGGATTTAAATTAATTATTCAGATGATCTATTTCAATGTACAACTTTGTATAGTATGTGTTTTAGAGAAACTTCTTCATATAAAAGAGATCAATTGAGGTTTTTTAGAACAATTGATGAAAACAATGATTTTATAGAATCTAAATTGAAAGGTAATTTCTCTCCTTTTTCTATTAGAGCAATTGGTGAATCTATTAATCTTTTCAAAGAAGAAGTAACACAGAATCTCAAGATAGTTGATATTGATAAGTTAATTAGCGCTAAGTTTTACAAATATTTAGTTAAAGATTTTGAAAAAACTTTTAATAATGAGAGAAAAGCTTTTAATCCAGAAATTGAAACTGATTCTACAAATTCTGAAGAATTAAGAAGAATGATCATAAAATTTTCTTCAGGAGTCTTTAAGTTAGAAGAATTCATTGAGGCAGTGATAAACAGTGAATTTAAACCAAGTTGTTCCTTAGGAAGAAAGGCACAACCTGAGGCATCCAGAGAAATAGTTAAATTAAGAGGTGAATGTAAAATTTCCGGATGGATTTTGAATGAAATTTTTAGAAGTGTAAACAGCTTTGTTCAAAGAGATATAGTTTCTGATTCTCAATTGGTGAAAATAAATTCTATAAAATCTTCAACAAATTTTATATTTGGAACTTTTAATGATGAAAGAAAAATAATATATTATAATGGAGATATGGCCAGCTGGTCTGGTCATGATTTCATGGAAAAGTATGTAGTAGTTATAGATTGCTTAAGACAACAAAGGTTACTTGATGAAAACTTGTCCACAATAGCTTTTAGATGTTTAAGTAATCTATATAATTTAAAAATTAAGTCATGCATTTTAAATGAATCAAAGAAAGCTAAATCTTTTTGGCCTCAAGGTATACTTCATAACATATCATCTTTTGTACATTCTTTAGAACAAATATTTAGAAAAACTGTAATGTCTAAAGCATTGAACATAGATTCTAAATTTTGGTTTCAATTGGAACACTCTGATGATAAAAACGAAATTTTCTCAATCAAAAATGATGAAAAGACAATAAAAACACTAATCTACTCAAACACAAGAATTCCTAATCTCTTTGCTTTGACTACTTCTAAAACTAAAGATTCTTACTCCAGTATAGTTTCAGAAATGGTCGGACTTCAGAATTATAGAGGACAATTATTTGATAATCCTATCAAAAGCATTTTTGGATGGTTTAAGAATCTTTCAGGATTTGGATTTGTAGATAATTATAAAGAAATATTGAGTAGAATTAGTGAATTTTATTGTAAATCAGGAAATCTGGTGATGTCAGAAGTAATGAATGATTATTTTTATTTAGAATTAAAGAAACTTTATGGATTACAGAGTGCTGAAATTGAATTATTGCCATTAGATTTAGGAGGAAAATTAATGGTTCCTATAAACTTCTACGTTTTGTATGGAATATTTAGTGATAATGCTTTTAAGTTTAGAAAAATGAATTACAAACCTGAAATATTTAATTTTTCACTAAATACATCAAGATTTATAAAATCAAGTTTAAAAAAGAAATTCAAAATCAAGGCTAAAGAATGTAAATTTGAGGATTTTGTTAAAGATGAATCTATAGTTGAAGGAGAAATAACAAAAGTTATAGACAACATTAATCATCACTCTATAAAAAATAGAATTGGTGTTTATTTTTCTAAGAGTAGAACAAAAGTCCTTTCAACTATGTTGAATGTAAATTCCTCTGTGAAATCAAAATCATTTTTGGACAAACTTCAGAGATCAATGAGAATTTACAAAGAGATTATTGAACCAGAAATTGAGTTTAAAAAAATTGAAGAAAAAGAGGAAGCTGAGGAAGAAGATTTGTTAGAATTGAAATACACTTTTAAAGAAGTAGTTTTATTTATTAAAGACCACATTGATGAAATAAAAAGAGGTGAGGATTCTGAATTGATGATATCAGAAGACACGATTCAAAGATTTTTCTTAAATAAAGAATGTTTTATTAATTCTGCTAAAATTGTTGATTACTCTATATTAGATGTAAAGTTTAACTTGGAGAAAAGTTCTCTGTTTAGAGGATCATTAAATATTTATGAATCATCTTTTCCTAAAATCAAATATCTCAAATTTTCAGATATACTAGAAAGAAAAATGAATAATACAGGAATTAATAGCTTTTTTTTAAGCAAAAAGAAAAATCTAGAAATAGCTTCTCTCTTAACTCATTTTAAAGTAGCTGACAGACAGTCGTTAATACCTTATCTTTTTATAATTAATGAATTCATGAAAAAGGGAAAGGAGATGAAAATTCCCATATATTCAATTTTACCCGATAAACCATCATTGCTAGAATCTGGTGTTATTGGGATGATATATGAATTCAAATCTATGGATTTGAAATTTGAAAAAGTAATAAATATAGATTCTGAAACCTTGAGCTACAAAAAATCATTAAGAAATTTAATAAAAGCTAAATTTATTGAAGAAATGAAGAAATTTCTTATAAATGATGAAAAACTAAATTTGACTGAATTAAGAAAACGTTTAGTGGAAATAACGAAGTCTAAATTGCCAAGTTTAGGATTAAAAGACTCTCTTGAATCGGAAGTTTATAGTTTTATGAGAAATAAAACATTCGATTTGAGCAGAGTTTTCAAATATGAATATTTAAATCATAAAGTATATAAAAGAGGAAGAGACACTTTTTTCTTGATTTTTTTTAGAGAAAATTTGCATGCTATCTATCTTAAAACTCCTGAAAAAATGTATGGCTATTTATCAATAGATTCATTCGGGGTAAGTATTTACAATTCTTATCTACTGAGAAGGAACATAAATGACAAAGTCAATTATTTTGATAAAATCAGAATTGAAGTAATAAAAAAATTCTTATTAAGCATTTGTTACATTGCAAATTTTTCTGACAAGAATAGAATGATCATTAGAAGAACTTATGAATTAAACAATTCGGAATTTTTAGTCAAGAAAGGTGAGTTTTATCACATAATAGTGTTTAATGAATTTAACAAGAAAATTTCTGATTACACCATAAACAAAAAAATAGAAACAGACCTTAAAGATATTTGGATCGATAATGATCAGTCCCAGCTTGTTAAGTCAGACAATAAAACAATGGAGATCATTGGAAAACCGTCTAAGGAATGTTTAGTTCTTGAAAGCTCCATGTCCAAATTTTCATTGAACTTAGACATCTTGAAAAGTAAATTTGATGATAGTATCAAAGATTGGAGATATAGAGAGAAAGAAATAACCAACAACAAATTTGATGTTTTTAAGAGAGATGGAAATGTCTACATAAGATCAAAAGGAATTGATTATATATTATTGGAAAGAACCTATGACAATCTTAGTCATTTCAATGATTTGAATAGTTTATTAAAAAGAATGAAATCAACATTAAATTGTAAAGAAGTTTTGGATTATGTGAAAGATTCTTTTAAATTAAGTGAAATACCAACTCCAAGAGATATAAATGAGTCAATCATTAGTTTTATTAGTTCTTTAAATGATAAGTTCCCCTTGAGATTAATAGAGAAGAAATACTATTCTTCGATTGAAGAAGCATTGTTTTTGGTTTTTATGAATGGAGAGTACATAGCAATTGACACTACTAGCTCTTCATCAAGCTCAGTCAGAAACATCTGCAATTTTCTATTAAATTTTGAAATTAGAGAAAATGAAAAATTAGTCAAGCTTGGAAAATTATCAACAAATAGTGATAAATCTATATCTGAAATTGTAACAAATAATTCTTTAGGTGAAATTAAGTTTAATTTAGGATATAAAAATGATATTGACATTTTAACATCAGCATCTATATTTACAGAACTCTTTAGAAAATCTTACTCGTACTCCAAAAGATTGAGGGATCTAAGAATATATAACTCTCTGATCTGTTATATTGATTTTTTAATATCAAATAATAGTAGTTTAATAAATTATTACGACAGAATGAAAAGATATTCTTTTGAATCTGTTGATATATTTTCTGAATCTGAGTGCTTCAAGATGGTTAATCAACTGAGTGACAATGTAGAGATATCTTCTAATGAGCTATATGAGAGTTTAAAGAGAACTTCCAAGAAAATAAAAATTATTGATAAGCTAAAATTCACTTTCAAAGTAGGGAAGATAGTAGAATCTGATGATGTTGATTGTATTGAAAATTTGAGAATAGAAGAGGAGAAAGAATTTTACTTGAAAACAATAAATTGGTTGAAAGAATTGGACAGAAATATACTGAACTCAGTTTCAAAAGCTTGCAAAAACTGGAAAAATAATTAATAAAGAATAAGAGGGG